ATGCCCCACAGAAACACTCCAACCCAAAATCCCATGCATAAATGGCAATGGAATAAACGACCGAAGCCGCCCATTGATTTGCATGCTGGGCGTATCTTATTGAAGATATGTCCGTGTATAATAATAAACGTCATGCCGTAAGCGGCAAGTATAAAATGTAGTAATTCCAAAGTAACCTCTAACTTTCTTCTGGTACTGTGACCGTTCTTTTATCGTGTTTGCCCTGAATGAAGTTGCTTAACATTTGTGTTATATCTAGTTGAGGGAGCGGAGTGTCGTCTGGGATGCTGTCGCTTTTTAACTCGGCCTCTAATGTTTTTAAAAAATCATTTTCCAGATTATCGTCAACAATGGCTGACACATGATCATCAACATTCAAGTGTGAAAGCCCGGGGCCCGGGTTTGCACTATCGGGAAGACTGTAGGTTGACTTTACTACTTTATAGATATCGCTTAAGCCTGCAGATGCTACTGTTTTAATAGTATCCGCCAGCTCTCCTTTCATAGCATTAGTACTTTTAAGTCTTTTGGCCTGCGCTATTAGTTGTTTAAGATCGCCCACAGTCTTCAGGTCGTCTTCATCTCCAAATGGAACTTCTCCCTGTGCAGCAGCAGCCACATCTCGTCCGAGGGACGCGCGTCCTTCGCCGTGTTCGCGCTCGTAATCAACTTCGGATCTTCCAAAAAGCCCCTCTTTCATATGCCGGCGCCAACTCTCCATTATAAGCTTCATATCGCTCATGGATTAATACCTATTTCTGAGTGGATGGTAGTAGTAGCCCGGGCGCATCGAACCCTTCTCAGCGTACTGCGGAACTTCACCATACTCTGTCGAATCATGGTCATTAGGATGAGTATACATATCTTCAAGCTCTTTCTCATACTGATCAGCAATTTGCTCATGTTGGGCTTCGTAATCAATAAACTCCGAAATAACATATACAGCTGCTTGAAGAGAATTTATTTGTTCGCTATCAAGTACCGAAGCCTCTAATGAGCGAAACACGTTTCCGCCCTGGATTGTCGAGCGGTCAATAATTCCCCTATCAGCAAGCAGCTCTAATAGCCTATTCTGAAAATCATAAACGTCCTCAGTAGCAGTTGTCTTCGGAAAGGTTATTACCTTCATTTGTTCAGGCATTAATGCAATATCAATTTTTTTATGATCCATAATAAGAAGAGACCCATCCAGTGCTCTACGCGCATTGAGTTCTACAGTTGCTTGAGGGCCCCCTATCTTAATAGTGATCATTTTGCTGTTAGCTCCTGTACAAGTTCTTGAGTTTTTAAAACCTTGTTAAGATCTGCTTCGGTGAACTCGCGACGACGAAAGCCTTCCAGATATTCCATCACTTCATTAACTTTTTGCGAAATGAGAGGTTCTAACTCGGCTTCTGCCGCCCTACTAAGTAAGCCCTTCAGCCTTGATAATTCTTCATTGAGATAGAGTCGCAGCTCAAACCCATCATCCGCAAAACTGGTGATATAGCGATTTAATAAATCTTTTTGCTCTTGAATCAGATCTCCATATTTCTCATTAAATTTTTTGATAAATGAGTTATAAGTTAGGTTGTCAAGAGATTTTAGTTTTTCCAGCTCATTCAAGGACGCTTTTTGGCTCATCCTATCAACAATAGCTTGCTCAAATAAAACCTTTTTTTTAATTGCCGTCTTAGGATTAAAAATAGCATTAACCGAAGCAAGGGATTTAAAGTTTGGAACAAAGTTGCTCCATACCCCTTGGCCCAATCCTTTGTTGATAGCTGCTATAATTTGAGATTGCGCATCAAAAATTGTATTCTCATCTAAGCGCGATCTGGCGTCCTTAGTTTCTTGAAGAAGCCTCTCTGCAACTTTTGTATGTATATTTTTTGTCTCCACTAGCGTCCCATAAAGCTCGAGTTCTCGGGCTAGTGTCTGATTTTTAGTAAAAAATTCTTTTAAAATTATTACAATTCTATTTTTTCTTTCGATGCTTTTATCAACAATAGCCTTTGTAAGCTCTAATATAAGCGCTTCATAGATAAATGCTGTGTTGCGTTTCTTATTATGTCTCATCCTTGTCGGCCTCTTTAGCTTCTAGTTGTTCAATAATCTGCCTAACTTGGGCGGTATTTTCCATCAACTTTTTTTCGCTATCATTATAAATAGATGCGTTTTGTTCTTCTAGACCAAATCGTATATCAGCAATATAACCTTGGGGTCGCTTTGCTCGCATCGATTTGCCTCGAACTGCCTCTGGGTTTATTTGTGCACGGTCACTTCTTAGTCGTGGACCCGGGGCGTGTGTTCTCCGTGAGTCTGCCTTCACTGGAGTATAGGCGCTCTTTTCATAAACATGGTCTTCTCGTCTAGCGGGAGCAGTTAGTAAAGCCGAGGCCTCTTCGCCGCCGAGTTCGGGAGCCTCCTCCCCTCCGAGATCCCCCAGTCCTTCGTCGCCTCCGAGGTCTCCGAGTCCTTCGTCGCCTCCGAGGTCTCCGAGTTCCCCACCAAGTGCTTCCTCGGCGCCCTGTTCGATGACAGCCTCCAAAGATTGTTGGTATTTACGATCATAGAAAGTTTCGCGTTGGTTTCTGAGGAATTCATCGTCCGACATCCCCAAAATATTTTTTGAGACCCATTGTTTACTATAAACTCCCTCCGGAATAGCATTCGCCACATCAAACTTAGTTCTCATATACTCCAGCTGTTGTAGCTCAGCTAGCCGCGATGGGTTGTTTAAGGAAAGAGAAAATCCCAGTAAGTCTTCCCCCCTAAAGCCCAAAGTATAAAGATGCACCACCGCAATCTTCTCCATTTCGGACAAGAGGGCTCGTTGAAGCCTTTGAATCGTTCGCGCAAAACGGATATCTTTTTGAGCCAATGTAGTTTTGTCTTCCGTATCTCCTTCCAAATTTGTTAGATAAGCCTGAGGGATTTTGATAGCCGAAAATAGCTTGTCCCGCATATACTTTACATCTTCAATATCATCAAGGTTTTTGGCACCCTGCAAAGATATAATATCAGAACCAACTCCGCCGCGCATTGGAATAAAATAATCTTCTTCAAGAGACAAAGGATTATACCGCAAATCTACGCGGCCAGTATTTGCATCAACCAAAGAGTTTCGTTTCATCTCGGTTTTTACTTTTTCCATATATTGCGCAACATCCTGGGGCGGAATATTACCAACGTCAATCTTAAACACGCGGCGTTCGGGNGCGCGAACGACACGATAAGCAAGCATAGCATCTTCGATAAGTACAAGCTGGCGCCATATGCGGCGAGCAGGTTCCAAAACAGAAGTGCCATATGGAGCATTTTTATCGTTCCCAAGCACCCGAAAATGGGCTACTTGCCAGTTCTCAAAAGTCATGCCCGCTCCATTCCACTGGAACTGAACATAGTTGGGGTTCGTTGGGTCTTGGCCCTCTAGCCTTTCCATTTCGCTGTTAGGGAGCCCAATAACTGATTTAACCCCTAGCTTTTCGTCAACATCTAGATAGAGAAAAAAGTCTCCGAATTTACACATCGAGCGAGCCCACCCAAATGCATTAAATTCTATATTAAGACAATCATAAAATAAAGATTCAAGAATAGTTTTAATTTCCAGATTCAAACACTTAACAGCCAATAACTTGTTAAATTCGTTTGCCGTCGACATTTCGTCCGCATAAATATCTAATGCCGACGCAATCTCTGGCATGTACTCCATCTGGTCAAAATCAATATAACGCTCATTGCGGTTTTGATTCCGCATCGCATACGATGAAAGTACATTAAAGTTTTGTGATAGATTGTTATCTGCTCGTTGGAACTCTTGGCCGCTCATCGAGCGGAATCGATAACGATATTTGTCCATATCGTTGCGACGTTCTTGGCGCGCGATCTGTGCTCTATAATTTATGATCGGCCCAGATAAAAGTCTGGTTAGCCTCTTAAATAAAGGAGCTGCCGGATTTCTTGGATTATTTTCGTTTCTAGCCATTTTTTAACCCTTCAACAACGCAATGTATTGGTGGTTGAACTCTTGTGCTTCTGTAGTTCTTTGATTTTCTTTTGTCATTTTGTGCCCTTGCATCCCGGGGATTGTGGTAGAGATATTTGTTTGTGAGGTCGAAATAGAAGATATAAATTGTTTGCTATACTCAACATTCTTTTGACTTTCAACAATCACTGTATCTCTCACCCAACATCCAATGGCAAACGATATCACTAAATCATCATTATAGCTTCTCATTGCTTGCGGTCGACCAGCGTGCCAAATAAATGTTTTCATTTCAGAAAGCAATCGATTGGAATTAATTGTAACTAGTTTATTTCTCATAAACTCTTCCATCTTCGCCACTATTAAAGGACGTGTTTTGGACGACGTTGTAAAACCCGGGATAGCGTTGGACTGCCACTGGGCAGTAACCGGGTCGATGTATTGGTGATCTCCCTTAGTTGAATGATATAAATTAGGATACCCTTTATCTAGAAGTTTTTTAAGTACTGCATAGCCTATATTATTGTTTTCTATAACCAACATGGGATTTCCATACTCGCTGGCTACATTATATAAAATATCTGCAAAATCATCAGGAGTTGGCTTTCCAACATACTCTCCCACCACCTCCATGGTTTCTAGCTCGAATATGTGGAAGGCACTGTTGTCTTTTCCATCGCCGCGCGCAACATCTGCAACAATTAAATAAGGCTTCTCTGGCTCCGCTTGTTTCCATATCCAATAATTTCTATCGAAACCGGTTCGATATTCGGGAGGCGCTACCCTATCCAGGTACCACTGTATATCATCTGGGTGTATCACCGTTTCGCCGGAAACATTAAAATTACATTCCAACTCTTGTGCTACCTGTCGTTTGGACATATTCTTGGTTTCTTTCTTAAACCAAAGTTTATCCCGATCCGGGTGCCTGTTCCACAACAAAGTGGTCATATAAAAATCATTTGTGCCGTTTTGTGCCTCTGTACAAGTTTGATGAAACCAATTGCCCACTCCGTTCGGAGTAGACAAAGCGATGCAACGACCGCCGGTTGATAGGGTCGGATAAAGCGCTGTCCACAGTTCCCCTAGCTTTTCAACGTGGGCGGCCTCATCGACCACAAGCAATGAAAGCGCTTCTGACCGGCCGGCGTCTGATGAAGTTGAAGATCCTTTAATCTGTGAACCATTAGAAAGCTCGAATGAAGTTCGGTTATCCACAACAATTTCTGATATCCTCATCCAGTCAGGAAGATGTTTAATGATTGCTTTAACTTTTTTTACCAGGTTTGTGGCCGTCTGGAGCTTTGTGGCAACAACCAATATGTTTTTATCACGGTGAAAAAGCATCAACCATGCAACATACGCAGCCGTAATTGTTGAGATGCCGAGCTGGCGCGCCTTGAGAATAACATTAAAACGATAATCATTGAAGTCTCTTAGAAGCTCCTGCTGATAATCATATGCTTTAAATGGAATAAGGCCTTTTTGGGGATGGGAGATGCGACAATAGTTTGTGGTAAAATAAACCGGGTCTTTTCCGGCTTTAATAACCTCTCTTAGTATCTCTTGTTTAGTTAGGGTGTTCCCCATAACATTTGCTATTTGCCTTTGCGAGTGTCATTAGGGGGTCGTTTATTCTTGGGCCCCAAAGATATCCAGTCTTTAATCGCCTTATCTAATCGATCCTTATCGCTTCCGGCCTCGACGTCTTCAACGTCCTTTAGGCCGCCGATTCGATAATCACAGTGAGCTTGAACGTCAGTCCGGTAATTTGACATGCGCTGGACTAAAACATGATGGTCGCCTTCTCTCGTTAACGTAAGCGTGTCCCCAGTGATAGCTTTATATTCTTTTTTTAGAAATTTTACAATATCCTGCAGATGTTGGGCAACATCATTCTCAAAGCCTTTGTCCTTAACATCTTTAATTCTTGTCTCGGCTTGATACTTTATTCTAAGAATCGGGCCGCGAAAAACAACACCGAAGCCGTCCATTAGGCGGCGATCGTGGATATAGTGTCCGTTTTCCCTTTCTAAACCAGCGGTGCGCGCTTTACCATCTGCTTGTAATGATTCGTCATGAGCACCATCATATGCGTTGGCAGCTGCCTGATTAATTCCTTGGATGATTTCATATACTGTTGTCATTTTGTTCTTCCTTGTTCGGTCTCCAACCGGTTGCCCATCTTTCCTCCCGCATATCGATATATTGTATATAGCAGCTGAAGCATGCTTCGAACTTATTCATATACAAATCATCACGAGGATGAAAAGAATATTTTTCACAAACAGGACAAGTCCTATTATGGTCTCTATTAAGTAGTTTTTTGTTTATTAAAAATCCGTCTTGTTCTACTTTGTCTTGAGTTTCGGCTAATTTGGCAAACTTCTTTTGTTCTGCTTGAGACTGAGTGATGTAATCTTTTTCTTTGTCCTCGGACCAAAAACGTCTGGGATTGTTGATGGTCTCTTCACCATACTTTTGGGAGATTGCTTTCTCTAGTTTGGCGATGTATTCTTG